TCATAAAAACAATCTAACTCAACTTTCTCCGCATAGATATTATCTTTGTTATCTTTAATTAAGCGTTCTAAATTTATAGTTCGTTCTAGGGTAGGGTAATAATCTAACACTTGGTATTGAGCCACGACTTCATTTAAGATTGTTATGGTTAAAAGTGATTCAACTAAAGTAAAGATATTAGCAGGGTGGTGTAATACCACCTTTATCTTTTTCATTTTTTCTTAAATATGTCTGCACCTTTCAAACCATAGATACTAGCTACTACACCAATAAATAATGATTGATACCAAAAGGGCAAATTAGAAAACTTATCAAAGAATATATCTAGCTTTTGTTGTATGTTTGGATCATCTGAAAACACCGACCATATTAATAATAACACAGGTGCAGACACTAGAATCAAAACAAACTCATCTTTCCAACCTTTATCATTAGATTGTCTTACCGCCGCTTGATACTCAACTTCGCCATTAGCCATTTTCTGTGCGTGTAATAACTCAGCGTCAGACATAAGTATTTTAGCTTTTTGTTTATTAGCAAATATTGAAGCACCTGTTTTTAAAACTGTCGGTAAAAGTGATAACCACATTATTTTATATTCCTTATAAGTGTTGAAAGTTCATAGGCTCTAGCAGGAGTTTGTTTAGCCCATCTACTGTCTATCATTTCATCTGCGGCTTTACTGTAATCTTCTTCCTGTAAGCCCTCTATAAACTTTATAAATTTCTTTAATCTTGGCAATCCTAATTGGAACGCCATTTCTATTAATACTGATTCAACCATAGGATCGTATGGTATGTCTTTATCTTCTATTAAATCGTGGGCGTCATTAAATGCTATGCTATAATCTTCTTCAAATAATTTATTAATTACTTCCATAGGGTATGTAACACCCTCTTCAAAATTATCTTTAGCTGTTAAGAGGTGTCCGATTCCCAGAGTTTTTAGCCCCAAGGAATCAGAATACACCTCCATAATTATTCCTTCGTGAGATTTTATTCTTTGTTTAGTGTCAATCATTAGAATATAACGATTGCTCCTATTGCTACTACTGCAACTATCCAAAGTGAAACTTTAATTAAAGCTACTTCTCTTACTCTTTTTAGTATTTCCATAATGTACTCCTATTTGATTTTACGATAAGGATCGGTTGATAATTTCACTTCTTTTTCTACTTGTTTACAAGCGATAATATCTTCCATATTGTTTTTAACATAATGTAATATGTTACCGACAATGCTTTCTTTAGTATGATCTTCAACTATTGATTCTAAACTATCACCTTTTTCTAATAACTTAGTAACTGTTCTAGCGTGTGATCTTACTTCTTGGTCTAATCTTCCGTCATAAGGTTTAATATAAATTCTTATATATTCAGGTGCTAAACCCTCAGGTGTTACATCAAAGCCTAATATACAAAATGCTCTCCACTCATCTATGACTAATTTCTGTGTGAATGACATCATTCTATTTTGATCCATTTTTAATCCTTTCTTTTTCAAGTTCGCAATAGTGAATGATCTTATCTAAATCTTCTATTCCGTTCTTATCCTTGTATCGGACTATATACTTGATTACTACACCTTGCAAATAATCTAAATTATTAGCTTGGATAAACTCAAAAGGCTGTATTTTATGTTCTTTATAGTGTGTTCCGCCCACTTGCTTTTTAAATGCACTCAACAAACTTTTCCATTCCAATTACCATTAGAATCCATTGGCATTGCAAATAACATAGGTTGATTATCAACTATTGCACCAAGTGAAATGATTGGTCGTTTAATAAAATTCTTTGCGTACTTAAAGGCATCGTGTTTTGGATTAATGCTACAACCAACAGTCATTGCAAAGTTTAAAGCTGTAGGTGAACTCCAATAACTAAGATTGCTCTGAGTATGCTGATGTCCTGCCACGAATGACATTCCTAATTCTTTTGATGAAGCTAATACACTTGATTTAAAATGGTGTGTAAAAAATACTTTAGTCTTGTTAGGCAAAGTAATTATCAATTTATCGTGCCAAGTCCATTTCCAAGATTTCTCAATACCAAGAATATCATTTAAATCTTTAATAAAAGACTCAGGCATATTTGCATTTTCTGCCATTCTTTGTATGCGTATATCGTGATTACCATTTAATATTTGCATTGGCATTGGAAACAACTTTCTTAATTTAAGAATATGTTTCTTAGCATTATCAATTTCATATTTGATATTAGGTAACTCAGGTGAATGAGAATGAAAACTTATAGAATGAAAGTCTACCAAGTCTCCAATATGGATCACGCTAGAAAATTTTATGTGGTCTTTTATTTTTTTAACCCACTCAAAGTATTGTGGGTGTTGGTATGGAAAATGAGTATCAGAAAGTATTAATATACTTTTTGTCATATTTAACCCTCTATTATAAAATAGTAACTATATCTATTAGTGATTTAACACTATCAGCAAAGACAAAGATAAACATAGCACATAGTATGCCTATGACTTTCCAAATGTTCTCAATGCTTTTCTCAATTTTTTCCACACTGGATTGTAGGTGGGTTAAATGATTTGACTCTATCGTTTCAATCCGAGCCTCTAACCTAATAAGAGTTTCGCTATTCTTTTGACTCTGACTCGGCATCAGCTTCCTCTTTCGGTAGTTCAGATTTTAGGATTGCAGAGTTAGCACCCTCTATCGTGTTAAGCCGATCAGTTTCTAGTAGAAGTTTTGATCTTTCTTGTCCTACATATTGCAGTTGTGCGAAAGCTATCTTACCTTTGTCAGATAATTTAGTTTCGTCATATTCTTTGTTATCTAATGTAAACATAGTTTTATCCCTCTAGTGTTGTTACTCTTGCTTCTAAATCTTCTATTTTAGCCATAGCTTCTTGTAAAGCCTTGAGGGCTTTTGTATGAAGTATAGAATATTTAACTTCTTTATATTGCTTAATATCTCCAACATCAGCAGTTTTCGCTTGTTTGATATCTCCAACATCTTTGCCGTCAGGTATCAAACCTTGTTCCCTATCATCTTCTGTATAAGGATAATCTTTAGTTTCTTGGTCTCCCTCTTTATAGTTTACTTCTGGTTTTACTAAACCATTCATACCCGATGCTTCTAATTCTTGTGCAACTACACCAAGTCTCCATAAAGCATTACTATCTCCCTTTTCAGCAATATCACTTTTAAACTTAAATTTTCTCATTTTAAGTGCTTTTATATCATCCCATTGTGAGGAAGCATCGGCAATTTGTTCTTTTATTCTTTCATCTGAAATAGCATTATAAGCACCATCGTGATTTACTATATCTCCATCTGAATGAATTATCACTCTAACTGCTCCAGTATTTTGACCTACAAAATAATTAGATGCGTTATCATCTTTATTCTGTTCAGAGAAAAATACTCTAATACCATTTAAAGTTGCTGAAGCATCATTTTCACTATTAATAATATTTGCACAATAAACACCACCTTTGCCATTATTAATTTCAAGAAAGTTACCATCTGAATTTACTGAGTTCATACCAATAGTCCCATTGGGGTTATTAGAATTTACAGCGTTAACAAAAAATAAATGAGTTAGACTATCCCCCTCTACTCGGAAGTCTATATTTTGAGAATTTTGATTTATAATAACTTCACTTGTGGAACACTCTATTGCAATATTAGAGCCATCAACAATTCCAAACGAATGATCATTAACTCCTGCACCTGTATTAGTTCCAATAGTCCAAGTATTTGCGGCAGTAAAATCAATGTAAGAATTATTACCACTTGCACCTTGAATTTTTAATACTGTTGAAGTGTTATTTAAATGTAGTGTAGTCCCAGTGCTAGGAGAACTTGTACCAATACCTACTCTATCATTACCACCATCAACAAATAGCATATTAGCATTACCATTAGATTCTACTCGGAAGTTGTGATCTTTACTTGTATCATTTATAACAGTTTCAGCTCCTGTCATACCAAAAAACAAATCAAGTGATCCACCATTTGCAACGCTTATATTGAAATAACCATCTTCTGTGCCATCTGTAACATCACTAGCAACTGTTTTAATTGCAGCATAGTTTGTTTCGTTTCCAGCCGAATCATCTCCAGAAAAAAAGACACTACCTAAATTATCATCATCTGCTGGACTACTTGAATCTCTGCGTAATCTTAAATTAGGCCCACTAATTGAATCAGCATCGGTTGTTAATAATGTTAAGTTATCACTATTACCAGTTTGCAAAAAAGTAACACCACCTTGTACTCCTAAAGACGCACCATCAAGATTACCTGCAGAATTGTCGGTATTAATAATAACAGCATTATTACCACCATCGACAAATAGCATATTTGCATTACCGCTAGATTCTACTCTAAAATCTACATCGTCTGAATCTTCGTTAATAATAACAGCACTATCGGTGATTGTAATTTGATCATCATTAGAAGATGATTGATCGTCAATACCAGCTAAAGTTGCCGCACCCTCAACACTTGAAACTGTGTCATTGGTTTGATTTAAAGTGAGTATATGAATCCACGCATCATTGTCCTCGTTGCGAATGTACAGTTTATTGGTATCTGTTTCATACCACCACTGATTAGCAAACATTGTGGATGGCTGAGTGTCTCCTGAATTATTAGTTGCTATTGCACCTAAAGCATTATTAATGTCAGTCCTAGTGTTAGGAAAAGTCGCGTTTGCTATGTTGTAATCGTGTTGTGCCATTATGTTACTCCTGTTTATAATGTTATTCGTTTAATTTGTAAAGTTATATGGCTCTACCTTGTCCGTTAGCCACATAATCAAAGGTTATATCTTGTGCTGATCCACCTGCATTAGTAAAGGTTACACTAAATCCTGTTGCCGATTTACTAGTAACTGCTGTTTGTATATTCTGTGCCGCATTTTGTGCCATAATAATAACACTAGGCTCTGCAAAAAAAGCATCAGTAAATGTAACAGCTTTCGTTGTTGCACCACTTGCTATGTTTTGTGCTTTTTCTGTTCGATCCATCATAAACAACTTAACTTGTGCATTATTTACTTTAGGCGATTGTGAACTAACAGCAGAAGTTAATTTTAATTGAAACTTAGCATATCTAAATTCATAATTACCATCTTGAAAAGGTGTAAACCCTGTATAAGTAGAATTATCGTCTGATGTTGAAATAAATAATTTAGCGTCCATTTGTGGTGAAGCACCTGCACTATCAAACAATCCTTGTGCTGAATCAAATAACCCTGCGTGTTGGTCAAATGAACTAACTCTATCTAATTGATCTACATTTAAAAATGAAGATACTCTTCCTTGATATTTTGCTCCTAAAGAAATTTGATTAGCAAAAGTATAAGTTCCTGTGCTTTCAAAACCATCAACCTCATCAAAGAAACCAACTTTATCATCAAAATTACCACTTACACTGTCAAAAGATGTAACATCATCACCTGCTAGAATTAAACTATTGCCATCAACAACAACTTGAGATTTAGTTCCTGCAAATGCTGTTTCTTCTGTTATTGTAGTGGCTAGGTTTTGTCCTGCAAATTTTGTTACAGTTCCTATTACACTATCTGCAGTTAATGATTCGTGTCCTAATAAATCAAATGCTTTAATAAAATAAACTCCTGCTTTAGCAGGTACTACTACTGTGTTAGCAGGTGGACTGACTTTATCTACTAAGATACTACTGTTAGGATATGAATCATCTGCATTAGGTGAGTAACGAATATGATAATAAGCTAAATCTAAATCAGTAGCAGTGTCCCATTTTAACACCGCTATTTCGTCTTGATAATCAATAGATAATCCTGTGATATTAGCAGGTGGATCACTAAAGCCTATAACAAAGTGATCTTGTGCTACATAAGCTGATTTATAGCCTAACGCATTTATAGCTCTCGCTTTAACATTATATGTTACTCCACTTTCAACTGGTATCTCTCTTACTGTGCTTGATGAAATACCTGCGGATTTATAAATTGATGCTGTACTCTTTTTATAAACAACTTCGTATTTATCGACAAAGAAGTCAGGCGTATTTCTTAAAGTAACAGTCATTATTACATTTAAATTACCCTCAGTAACATTCACTGCTTCACTCGTAACTGAACTTATAACAGGTGCATTAACAGTTTTAGGATCAGGCAAGAATGTTGTTGGTTGTGTTGGTGTTTGTAATTTAGTATTATAAGTATAAGCGTCAGCAGAATATTCTAAACCTTTAATGCTTACATTACCATTATTCTGTAAACTTAAACCAACACATATAAAATTACTCGTACTAAATCCCATACCACTATGTGTTACTTGAAATATATCTCCAATAGCTAATTCTTGTGCTTCACTTGTTGCCAAAAAACTAATCTGCAATCCTGCTCTTGACCTTTTTAAAACTAATTCAGCCATATCTTCTGCTTGATACGGACTAACTGTACAAGGCATAGACATTTCAAAATGTAATTCCTCATTATTATCATTAGCTAACATAGTTGCGTATTTAAAATCTGCACCTACATTAGTTTCATCACTAGGCGGATAAATAACTTCGTCAGGTTGAAAGTTCTTTTCTGAGTTATCAAACCTTGCTATAACTCTATTATATCTTTTCTGTTTAGTTTCACCTTGTACTTGTATGCCTGAAATAATCATATCTTCCGTGATAGATAAAACACTAGATCCTGTACCCTCTACTTTGATTGTGTATAGCCCACCACTAAAAGTAAAAAATGATCGCATAGAAGATAATATCTTTTTAACATTATCAATTAATTTAGTCTTATTACCTAAAGCAGTATGACATTCAAATAAGGCTTCACTACTTGCACCTGTATATGGTGTAACAGAAGTATTACAAATTCCTGCGGCTGTTGTAAATGCAGTTGTATTTATATCACTTGCAGATAAGCCTTTACCATAACGAGTAGAAGTTAAGTAATCATATAAAACATAAGCAGGGTTTGCAGAGTAAGCATAAGACGATCCACTTAAATTAGTGTTAATTAATTTACCTCTTATAACAAAGTTAATTTTTGGTATGCCATTAAAAGCATCTGAATTATATTTAAACTTAAAAACAGCGTGTGCTATGCCTTTACCATTATGAGAAGATGTCCAACCTAAATTATCTAAATCACCCATTCCTGTTAATTGGTGT